TGAAGGAACAAGATCAACTGGAAGAGCAGAAGATGTATTTACATTGATTGAGTGTCATGTTAACCTTGACTTAGAAGGTTTTGAAGATCGAGGACCCGATGGGGAAATGACTGGTATCAAACTGCCTTATATTGTAACGATCGAAACAAACTCTCGAGAAGTATTATCTATTAGAAGAAATTATGAAATAGGTGATGCGCTTAGACAAAAAATTTCTTACTTTTCTCATTTTAAATTTTTACCTGGATTAGGTTTTTATGGTTTTGGTTTAATTCACATGATCGGTGGATTATCTAGAACTGCAACATCGGCTTTAAGAAGTCTATTGGATGCAGGAACTTTATCTAACTTACCAGCAGGATTTAAACAAAGAGGAATTAGAATTAGGGATGATGCACAATCTATACAACCTGGTGAATTTAGGGATGTAGATGCTCCTGGTGGAAACATCAAAGACTCTTTTATGACGCTTCCGTTTAAAGAGCCAAGTGCAACACTTCTTCAACTTATGGGTGTCGTTGTACAAGCAGGGCAAAGATTTGCATCTATTGCCGACATGCAAGTAGGTGAGGGTAATCAACAAGCTGCAGTGGGGACGACAGTTGCCTTGTTGGAACGTGGATCAAGAACAATGTCTGCAATCCACAAAAGATTATATGCTGCACTTAAAAATGAATTTAAATTATTATCTCGTGTATTTAAATTATACCTACCTCAAGAATATCCTTATGATATTGTTGGTGGTCAAAAGATGGTTAAACAAACTGACTTTGATGATAGAGTAGATATAATACCAGTTGCAGATCCAAATATATTTTCTCAAACTCAAAGAATATCTTTAGCTCAAACTGAATTACAATTAGCTCAATCTAATCCACAGATTCATAATCTATATCAAGCTTATAGAAATATGTATGAAGCTTTAGGTGTAAAAAATGTTGACTTAATTTTAAAAAAACCACCTCAACCAATGCCAAAAGATCCATCATTAGAACATATTGATGCGTTATCTGGTGTACCTTTCCAGGCTTTTAAAGGACAGGATCATAGAGCTCACATAACAGCTCATCTACATTTTATGTCAACTAACATGGCTAAAAATAGTCCACCAATTAGTGCATCATTACAGAAAAATATTTTTGAACACATTTCATTAATGGCTTTAGAACAAATTGAAATGGAATTTGTAAATGAAATACAACAATTACAAGCAATGCAACAAAATCCTCAAGCAATGAAAGACCCAAAAATGCAACAAATGGTTATGGAATTAAATATGAAGATAGAATCTAGAAAAGCAGTACTAGTTGCAGAAATGATGGACGAGTATTTACAAGAAGAAAAGAAAATTAATGGTGATTTTGGCAATGATCCTATTGCAAAACTAAAATCAAGAGAACTTGATATCAGATCAGCTGAAAATAATAGAAGAAAAGAGCTGGATGATGACAGAATTAACCTTGATAAGATGAAAGCAATGATGAATCAGATGACTGATCAACAAAAATTAGAACAAAATGAAGAATTAGCTAACTTAAGAGCCGATACTTCCATTGAAAAAACTGTTTTACAACATGCATTAAAAAATAATGGGTAAAATACTGATTGTAAAACTAAAAAAACTTGTTTAAACAGTAATAACAGGAGAAAAAAATGGCAAAAACTAAAAAAACAGCACATTCAGGAATGACTCATGTTCATCACGACATGTTTACTGATAAAGATGGGATGTTAAAAGGTGGAGTTGAGACTGAAATGACAAAACCTAATGAAACTCAATCTGTACAAGTAAAAGGTCAAAGAAGAATGCTTGCTGAAAAGAAAAGCAAAGCAGATTGGTACTAAATCATGTGGTTGTCGGCAATAAAATTAGCCGTATCTGCTGGAAGTAAAATTTACGCTAACAAGCAGAAGGCAAAAGTCGCAATGTCAGATGCACAATTACTGCATGCTGAAAGACAAGCCCGTGGTGAAGAAGCTTACCAAGGAAAATTATTAGAAGCACGTCAAAATGATTACAAGGACGAGTTCGTTCTCGTAATTTTGTCGGCGCCCATAGTGGTGCTCGCGTGGGGAGTCTTCTCGGACGATCCTGGCGCTTTAGAGAAAGTAAAAACTTTCTTCGAACATTTCGCGGCACTCCCGACTTGGTTCAGTACACTTTGGATTCTTGTAGTGGGATCAATTTTTGGTATAAAGGGTACACAAATATTTAAAGGAGGAAAAAAATAATGAAACCAAAGAAAAAAATACCTGCTGGTAAAAAAGGCAAAGGAATTAGAAAACTAAAAAAGGTGGCTCCAAAAGTTGCTAAGAGAATGGGTTATAAAAAAGGAATGAGAGCTTGTAGTTAATGTCTATTAGAGATAAATTTATAAAATTAGCAAAACAAAAAGGAAGCAGAAGAAATTATGTTAAACTTGCTAATCAAGAAGGTTTAACCGATAAAACTACACCTGCAAAAAAACAAAAAAATAATAGATACACAAAAGCTTTTGCAAAAGCTAATTCATTAGATCTAGAAGGTAAAGCAAAAACAAATGTTTTTAAAAATCTATATCGTATGAAAAAATATACTCCATTAGGAATTGTACTATCAACAATGTTTGATTCTAGTCCTGCAAATGCGGATGAGATTGATATGGATTCAGAAGATTTTTTAGAACTTAGAAGACAGAATATGAGTAAAGGTGGATTAGTTAAAAGAGGAAAACCTAAAAGAGCAAAGAAGGGCTGGAAGTAATGGCTAAACTTTGTGCAAAAGGTAAAGCGGCAGCCAAGCGTAAATTTAAAGTTTACCCCTCGGCATACGCAAACATGTATGGCTCTGCTGTATGTTCTGGTAAAATAAAACCAGGTGGCAAAAAGAAAAAAACTAAGAAGAAAAAATAATGGCTAAGCAAGGTGGCTTAAGAAAATGGGTATCAGAGAAATGGGTAGACATTGGAGCGCCAAAGAAGAACGGAAAATATCAACCATGCGGGAGAAGCAAGGGAAGCAAGAGGAAGTATCCAAAATGCGTACCACTTGCAAAAGCCACACGGATGACAAAAGGTCAAAAGGCGAGTGCTGTCAGACGAAAAAGAGCAGCCGGTAATCCTGGAGGTAAACCAACTAATGTTAAAACATTTGTAAAGAAAAAATAATGAACTTAGAAAAAGATTTAAAACTATTAAAAAAACAAAAGCAAATGAAAGAGTCTGCTATTGCTCAACTTAGAAAAAGAAGTAAGGATTCTTTAGCTAGACCTAGAGCAGAAAAAAATATATTATCTACTAATCCAAATTTACAAAAAATATAATGACTATTAGAAAAACAACAAAAGGACCAGGAGCTAATTACAGACCAACTAAATCTGGTGCTGGAATGACAGCTAAAGGTGTAAAAGCTTATCGAAGAGCCAATCCTGGATCTAAGTTAAAGACAGCTGTAACTGGTAAAGTTAAACCAGGATCTAAAGCAGCTAAAAGAAGAAAATCATATTGTGCGAGATCACTCGGACAACTTAAACGATCTTCTGCTAAAACTAGAAATGATCCTAATTCTAGAATTAGACAAGCTAGAAGAAGATGGAAATGTTAGATAAATTAATATACAGATTTTGTGGCGGCATAGACTCATTTTTTCAGAGTCTTGCTGACATAATTACAAAAGCAACCAAGAAAGGAAAAAACAAAAATGGACGATCTAATAGTAATCACTAAACTACAAAAAGCTTTAAAAGACTCATATCAAAATATTGGACAACAACTTTTATCTGGAAGTATTGACAATATGGAGAAATATAAGTATATGTTAGGCCAAGCACACGCTTATCAATACACATTACAGGAAATCTCTAACCTGCTAACTACTAAGGAGCAAAATGAAACCAAAAGAGAAAACATCGTCGACCTCAAGCCAAGAGGAGACTCCAAAAGTTAAACTTGCATTAGAAGAAAAATATAAAGAAGAAAATATAAAGCAAGAAAAAAAAGAAGAAGACGCTTACGAGCGTTTAAAGAAAAAAGAATCTAGTAAACTACCTAAACCAACTGGTTGGAGAATGATTGTTCTTCCATTTAAAATGAAAGAAAAATCTAAAGGTGGTATTTATTTTGGTCAAGAAACTTTAGAGAAGCAACAAGTTGCTTCAACATGTGGATTAGTTTTAGCACAAGGTCCACATTGTTATGATAAAGAAAAATTTCCGGAAGGCCCGTGGTGCAAGACTGGTGATTGGGTTGTCTTTGCACGTTATGCAGGTTCTCGGATTAACATTGATGGTGGTGAAGTAAGAATACTTAATGATGACGAAGTATTAGCGACCATTACTAACCCAGAAGATATCGTTCATCAATATTAACATAGGAGCTACTATGCAAAAAGAAGAAGAAAAAATGGTTGACATAGATACATCTGGTCCAGGTGCCGAGGTTGAATTACCAGCTGAGGATAAAACGTTCGAGAACGAAGTAGAGGTATCTAATGAAACTATTAAAAACAGTGTTGAGTCCAATGACTCAACTGAGAAATCTGATGAGCAGCCTGCTGTTCAAGAAGATACAACCACGAACCAAGAACCAAGTACAGAGGAACAAAAGAAAGAATTAGATGATTACTCCGAAGGAGTTAAAAGAAGAATTGCAAAGCTTACTAAAAAAATGCGTGAGGCGGAAAGAAGAGAAGCTGCCGCTTTAGAATTCGCACAAAAAATAAAAGCTGAGCAAGAATCACTTAAGTCTAGATTTTCTAAATTAGATACAGGTTATGTATCTGAAATGGAAAATAGGATTAAGTCATCTATGGAATCTGCTGCCGCTAAACTAGCAAAAGCTAGAGAAGATGGTGATTTAAAAGCTGAAGTAGCTGCTTCAACTGAGATATCAAAACTTGGTTATGAAGAAGCTAGATTAAGTGAAATTAAATCTAAGCAAGAAGCCAAAGTTCAAGAAAAAGAGGTTATACAACAACCTCAATATCAACAACCGGAAACACAGCAACCCGTCAATCCAGATCCAAAAGC